CCACGCTGACCCTTGCAAAGATTTCCGATGCGGGTACGGCCGCACCGAGAAACGTGGGTACGGAGGTCGGCAACCTCGTAGAGGTTGGGGCAAACGGCAAAATCTCCGACACCGTCCGTCCTCCTCTCGCAATCACCGAGACTCACGTGGTTTTGGACGAAGCGGAAATGCTCGCCCTTACCGCCCAGAGAGGCGATGTGGCAATCCGCACCGATGAGAATAAGTCGTATATCCTCAAGCAGGAGCCTGCGACCGACCGAGCAAATTGGCTTGAACTCAAGTCCCCCGATTGCAAGGTCCACTCGGTCAACGGCAAGGTTGGCGAGGTGGTTCTCTCTACGACTGACGTAGCCGAGGGCTCGAACCTCTACTACACCGAGGAGAGAGACACGACCAACTTCAACACCAACTTTGCAGCCAAGACCTCCAAGGAACTCTCGGACGGTGCAACGGTTCTCCATGAGACCGACACCTACGTGATTAACGGCGGCAATGCATAAGGAGGGCGGTCATGGCGGAGAAAACTATCAACGGCAAACTCCAACAGAGGAATGATACCGCCGCCAATTGGCTTGCAGTCAATCCGATCCTCCTTGCGGGAGAAATCGGAATCGAAAACGACACGGGTAAGATGAAAATCGGCAACGGCAGCTCCGAGTGGGTTGCCTTGCCGTACCTCGGCGTGGGACTCTCCCAAGCCGATATTCTCAACTTCACCTATCCCATCGGTTCAATCAAAATCACTACGACAGCCGAAAACCCCGGCTTGACCCTTGGCGGTACTTGGGAGCGGTGGGGCAACGGCAGAATGCTGCTCGGCGTGGATGAAAACGATGCCGACTTTGCCTTGGCAGAACAGATCGGCGGCGAAAAGACCCACACCCTCACGACCGAGGAAATCCCAGCTCACACCCATACAACTACCATCCCCACGGACGGTAGCGGTATCACGGCTCGTGAGCAAGGTACGACCGAGAATGCTCTTGCATTGGGAATGTCGAGTGACGTAGAATCGACAAGCATTGGCGGTGGCGCGGCTCATAACAATATGCCCCCGTATATCACCTGCTATCTGTGGAAGAGGACGGCATAAGGCGGTGAAATCCAATGGCAACATGGCAAGACCCAAAGACCACGCATACTGCTGAAGACCAAGTAACCGCCGACCTCTTCAATGTGCTTGCGGAGAATGAGGTGTACCTGAACGACACCAAAATCACGACCTCGCAGGTACAAGACGCGACCGTCAGCAGTACGCAAGCAACCTCAAGAACAAACATCGGAGCATCGGAGACTGTCAAATCTGCATTCGGGAAAATTCGCAAATGGTTTGCAGACCTGAAAGCCATGGCTTTCAAGGCATCAGTATCAACAGCCGACATAGACAGCGAGGCAGTCACCAATGCAAAAATCAAATCGGTAGCGGCAAGCAAAGTAACGGGGCTTCACGCCATTGCGACATCGGGAAGTTATAGCGACCTCGAAGATGTCCCCAGTGACGTTGACCTCTCGCCTTACATCAAAAAGGGAGATTTGCTCAACTACCTCTACCCGGTAGGGTCTATAAGAATGAGTACCTCAAGCACGAACCCCGGCAACTACCTCGGAGGCTCTTGGAGCCTTTGGGGTTCGGGTCGAGTGCCTGTCGGTGTCAATACGAGCGACTCGGATTTTTCGTCAGTCGAGAAAACGGGCGGCGAAAAAGCACACCAACTTCTCATAGGCGAAATCCCATACCACTCGCATTCCATCGATAACCAGATCGGTACAAACGGCTACGAATCCAATAAGATTCAATACAACTACGATATGGGTACTAACGGTTCGGCACACATCTACAATACAGGCGGCGCAGGTGGAAGTGGAGCTCATAACAACTTGCAGCCGTACATTACCTGCTATATGTGGAAACGAACCGCATAAGGAGGATAAAATATGGCATCATGGACTACACCTACAACAAACCATACCCCAGAGGAGCAAGTAACCTCCGACCTTTTTAACAAGATCGAGGCGAACGCCCAATATCTCTACGAAACCAAAATCGTGACCGGGCAGGTACAAGATGCATCGGTCAGCAGCACACAGGCAACTTCAAGAACCAACATATCTGCGACCGAGACTGTGCAATCAGCCTTCGGTAAGATACGAAAATGGTTTGCAGACCTCAAAGCATTGGCTTTTAAGGATACGATCGGGACAGGTGACATTGACGACGCGGCAGTCACATCCGCCAAAATCGGTAGCGGAGCGGTAACATCCGCCAAACTCGGATCGAGTGCGGTAACAACGGCAAAAATCGCGTCAGGTGCAGTCACCGATGCCAAAATCACCTCCGTAGCGGCAAGCAAGGTAACAGGACTTGCGACAGTCGCTACCACGGGAAGCTACAGCGACCTCAAAGATATACCGAGCGACGTTGACCTTTCGCCATACATCAAGAAAGCCGACCTCCTCAATTATCTTTACCCCGTAGGCTCAATACGAGTCAGCACTTCAAGCACCAACCCCGGCACTTACCTCGGTGGCACTTGGACGCAATGGGGTTCGGGTCGCGTTCCCGTTGGTGTCAATACAAGCGACACCGATTTTTCAACAGTAGAAAAGACGGGCGGTGCGAAAACAGTCACCCTGACAACCGCACAGATTCCGTCTCACACGCATTCGGGCTCTCAAGGCACAGCCGAGGGACTCCAAGGATTTTATCACTCGCTGAACGGCAGAACGGGTTATGCGGTAGAAATGACCTACAAACCGAATGGCGGTGCTAATATCGGCGAAAGCACGGAGACACAGCCTACGGGAGGTGGTGGTTCGCATAACAACCTCCAACCCTACATCACGTGTTATATGTGGAAACGAACAGCATAAGGAGAAACAACATGACAGCAACAATCGTAAGCATTACAAGCGCCATCATCAGCGGCATGGTGCTTTACTTTCTCAAACGGTACTTTGACAAAAAAGACCGAGAGGATGCCGAACGCGATAAAGAGATGGCGAGGGAGAACATTCTCATCCTCAAAAGCATTGATGCGGTCGGCAAGCTCACCTACGCGGATGCCATAGCAATCCGAGACGGCAAGACCAACGGAGAGATGGCAGAAGCTATCAAAGCGTACAAGAAAGCCGATGAGGAATTATACGAATTTCTCTTGGAACAAAACGCGAAAAAATAACGGAGGCAAATATGAAAACACTTCGCACAATTTTATTTTGGGTGCTGTCCCTTTGTCCCTTACATGGGGACTGCCAATGACCCTCATTGGAGCGGTCGCAGCCCTCGTGCTGTTGGCAACCGGGCATAAGCCGAAAACCTTTCACGGACTCGTTTATTTCGAGGTCGGACGCGGATGGGGCGGTGTCGAACTCGGTGCATTCTTCGTCGTGAACAAGGGCGCGGGGGCATCCATCAAGCGACACGAATCGGGACACGGTGTGCAGAATATTATACTCGGACCGTTGATGCCATTCGTTATCTGCATTCCCTCGGCAGCACGATATTGGTACAGGGAGTGGGTCGTAGCGACCAAACGAAAGAAGGCATCCGACCTGCCACCCTATGACAGCATTTGGTTCGAGGGTTGGGCAACCGCCCTCGGCAATAAGTATTTCAAAACGGAGGTATAACCTATGGAGCAATACTTGGAACTCATCAGCGTACCCGCAATTGCGGCAGTCGTTTATTGGCTTGTCAACCTCATCAAGTATACGGTTGGGGAGAACGAAAAATTCAAGAGATTTATTCCCATCCTTGCGACCGTCCTCGGAGCGGTCTGCGGTGTGGTTTGCTACTTTGCAATCCCCGCCATCGTACCCGCCGAGAACCTACTCGTAGCCATCGTAATCGGTGGAGCAAGCGGACTCACCGCAACGGGTGCAAATCAGATCGTAAAGCAACTTGGCAAGGGGGATGGCAAATGAGAGATGACAAGAAAAGGGCGAGGCTCGAACTCGCCAACGCCATCGTCAAGCAATTATGGGTGCTGAATTATATCACCGCCGAGGAAAGAGATAGAATTATCAAGAAAAACGAAAATACGTTTCTTTTGTAAATTTATCGAAATAACACTGGACTTTGCTCGGAAAGTACGGTATTGTTTGTCCTGCCCCACGGGGTGGGACAAATTTTTATCACCTGTCTATGTTCCCTTGTAACACACAGTCAAGGGGAGCATAAGTCTCACGAAAGGAGGAAACGCATGAGAAGAAAAAAGGCGGCAGCTTATGCCAGAGTCTCCACAAAAGACCACGGTCAGGAACACAGTTTCCAATACCAAAGCGATTATTGGAATAGCGTGCTGACCAATGACCCTAACTACGATTATGTAGGCTTATACGCGGACAAAGGCATAAGCGGTAAATACGCAAGCAGGCGACCACAGTTCTTGGCTCTACTCGAAGCCTGCCGAAACGGCGAGGTGGATATCGTATTCACCAAATCCGTACAGCGATTCGGTCGAAACACCGAGGAACTGCTGACAGCGGTACGCGAACTGCGAGAACTTGGCGTGGCGGTCGTCTTCGAGAAGGAAGGCATCGACACCTTAAAACCCGATTCCGAACTCTACCTTACCATCGCCGCTGCCGTAGCCGAGGACGATTTGAGCAGATACAGCCAAAGCGTGGTTTGGTCAATAGCCGACAAGTTCCGAAAAGGCGAAAACGTGATGGGATACCGTCTCTACGGTTACACGGTCATTGAAAACCGAGACCTTGTCATCAACGAAGAGGAGGCAAAGGTAGTACGGCAAATCTACGACCTCTACATCACTGGCGAGTGGACGCCGAGGAAAATAGCCGACCTGCTCAATGATAGTGGCATCCCATCGGCTCTCGGACGCAGATGGACGGATTCCTCCATACGAGACATCCTGAAAAATGAAAAGTACAAGGGAGACCTCCTCCTACAGAAATTCTACAAGGAAAACGGTATGAGAGTCCGCAACTACGGCGGCAAACCGCAATACTACGTAGAAAACAATCACGACCCGATCGTGAGCCAAGAGGTATGGGATAAGGCACAGGAAATCCTTGCGAGTAGATCGAACAAGAAACTCATAGGACATAACAATGCCACATACCCATTCACAGGAATGATAGTCTGCGGAAAATGCGGACACCCCATCATCCATAAGGTAAACAACAGCGGTACACCGCATCAAGCGGATTTTTGGAAATGCCGACATAGCATCAAATGCGGTAGAGCGGTATGCGACAACCCCGGCATCAAGGACACCGTCCTCAAGGAAAAATTTGTAGAAGTCTTCAACGAATTCCTACAGCACGACTATGTGGGAGTCAGCGACAAGGCTTGGCGAGATGAGCTGGCAAGGCTCTACGCCGAGGAGAAAGAGCTGATGAGGGCATTCGCTCGTGGCTACATCACGAAGACCGCATACGAAAGCGAACAGCAAACCATACTTGGTCGCATCAAAGAAATCGAAAAATGCCTCTCGGATATGAGGGTGGTAAACCTTCAAACATCAAGGGGCTTCAAGGCAATTGAATACTTCGATGAGGACATCTATCATCGATTCGTAAGAAAGGTCACGCTCCGAGATTGGGTCGTGACCTTTGAATTTTATAACGGTGCTACCGTGTCAAGAACCTACACCAACGGTCAACACGGAAACATACAAGATTGGGTCAAAAAACACAGAAGGAGGAAACAAGCATAATGGCAGAAGCAGTAAGAGTGGTAAGAGAAATACCGAGAGCATTCGTGAGGTCGGCAGATGGGCGGGTCAGCGTAAAATTAAAGGTCGCCGCCTATGCCCGCGTAAGTACCGACAAAAACGAACAAGAGGACTCATTCGAGCGACAGGTGGAATACTACACCACCTACATCAAGGGGAGGACGGATTGGGAGTTCGTAGACATCTACGCAGACCCCGGCATTACGGGTACGAGAGCGGATAAGCGACCAGAGTTCCAACGAATGCTTGCCGACTGCAGAGCAGGCAAAATCCAACGCATCCTTTGCAAGTCAATAGCGAGATTCGCACGAAACACGGTCGATGCCCTGAACGCCATCCGTGAACTCAAAGAGCTTGGCATCAGCATCTTCTTCGAGACACAGAACATCGATACGATGACCCCCGGCGGCGATGTCCTACTCACGATCCTCGCTGCGATGGCAGAACAAGAGAGCCGAACCATCAGCTCGAATGTCAAATGGGCGATGGACAAAAAGAAAAAGAACGGCGAGATAATGCTCAACTACACGAGGTTCTTGGGATACACGCGAGACTCCGAACACAACCTCGTAATCGTCCCCGAAGAAGCCGAGGTAGTCCGCCGAATCTACCGAGAGTTCCTATACGGATACTCCACGGCAAGTATCGCCAAGAGACTAACCGAGCAAGGCATACCGACCCCCTCGAAGAAAACGAAATGGGGGTGGAGAGTCATAGACAGCATCCTCCATAACGAGAAATACTACGGAGCCGCCATCCTCGGCAAGACTTACCAACCCGATGTCCTCTCGAAAAAGCGATACAAGAACGAGGGACAGGACACCATGTACTACGTAGAAAACAGCCACCCTGCCATAGTGAGCAAGGAGGAATTCGACTTGGTACAGGAGGAACTGAAACGGCGAAAAGAGTCAAGAGGATACTCGGCGACAAACGAGGGTAAGTTCGCAAGCAAATACTGCTTCAGCAAGAAAATCATCTGTGGAGAGTGCGGTGCAATCTACCGCAGGCACGCAGCCTACTACGGCGGGCAGTACGAGCGGACATGGGTCTGTGCGGCTCACAAAATGGAGGGCAACGGCGTATGCACCCAGAGAGACGTAATGGAACGAGAACTCGAAGTGGCATTCATCGCCGCAGTCATCCAACTTGTCGGAGACCTCTCGTCCCTCAAGGAAACCTTATACGAGAACATCAAGACCTCCCTCG